GCAACATCTTCTTCAGGTGCTTTACATAAGAGAAGTCCACCTACTTCTATACAGTTTGGATATTTAGAGTCATTATCAGTGACTATTTCCAATTCTGGATGGTCCTGTGCCCTAACTGGTTCCCAACCTTCCCTAAATCTTGTAGATACATTTAGGTTGTCAGATTGACCAGCAGCGCTGGTTCTGATCCAACGATAAACATATCCGGATTCAGGTTTAGGATCTGGAAGCAAGTTTGGAGGAGACCAAGGTTTACTTCGCTCATTTTTTTCTCTTGTCTCCAATGAGCGTGGAGTGCGCTTTTCATTTAACTTATCCATTTCGTAACTCCTTTGCATACTGAGTTGCATATTGTTCTGGTGTAAGTCCAAGTCTTCTGGCGAGGTCAACCTGTGTTTTTGTTAACTGCACTCTGCGCTGTTTTTGCCCAGTCCTATTGGCTGGCGCTACCACAGTCGATGGTCTCCGAGACGTTGCAGTAGTCGTCTCGAAACGTTCTGGAAATCTTGTTCTTATAGCATTATCAATTTCATTATAATACTTGTCAGCATCCCTTACAGGATCAACGCCTTGTCTAACCAGTTTGGAATGCATGCCATAAGCCAATGCGGTCATATCTTCATTGCCTTCTTGTTCAAACCAAGTATTACTCCTTATATATTCAACAGCTTTAGGATCAAGCTGTTGTTGCTGTCCATTAACAGTAGGTTGTTGAGGAACAGCTTGTTGTGGAACAGCTTGTTGCAAATTTCCTTGAGGGGCAGAAGGAACATAGTTTTCTACATAGTTCTTATCAGCATATGCTGCTTGCATTTGTTCCGTTGCTGCTAACAATTTATCAGTATCACCAGACTCGTAAGCCTGTTTATAATCTGATTTCGCTTTTTCAATTTCTGTAGTGCTACGAGTCTTGAGGCTATTAAGCAACGCTCCTTCACTTCTAGCTACAGTATTCTTTAATGCTTCATTTTGCATCTGAATATTTTTGGCAAAATATATTGCTTCGTCCCGCGTTCTGTTAGCCTGTTCCTTCTCGCGCCTTTCTTCGTGATAATCATATTTCAGTTTATCAATACGTTTTTTGGTGCGATCACCAATTCCTTCTATTTCTTCGTCAACATTATCGACAGCAACCCTTCGAGGTTTTTGATCCTCTTCGGGTCGATCATCAACAATATCTATTTCAAGGTCTTTAGCTGGCTCCGGAACCTGAACTTCCTGCGGAGAAGGCAAGCCTTCAAAGTCTTCAACTTTTTGTGTTGCTTCACTCATGCTCTTTGTATTCCTCTAGGATCATTTACAACAGCTTCGACAGTATCATCATTAATCAACCTGAATTCCTTGCCATGAATATTAATTCGTGTGCCACTGAAAGCACGCATAATAATCCAATCCCCTTCTGCACACCAAGGTCCAGTAGGAAATTTTGCGTAGTCTTTGTAACAGTCTGGTCCCATTTTTAAAACAAATCCAGTTACCGATGCAGTCTCTTCTATACGAATTGTGGACTCAGCTTTAATGATCCCACCTTCTGTTTTTTTGTCTGCTTCAGGTAATGCTATAAGAATTTTATATCCAATTGGTTCAGGAAGTTGAGAAGCAGTTTTTAGCTGAATAGCGTCTTCTGTTTCTACTTCTGTTTTTACCGCCTTTATTGTCATAAGTCTCCCTATGATGCATCAATATATTAAGGAGTATGATGTTTCTCCATCGTTTCACCATGAAACGTGCATATCTTTATTCTTCAACAACCTTATTTAAACTATCGGTTATTTCCCGAAGAGCGATACGTAACCCTTCAATGTTACCTCTGAGTCGATAAAATTCATTTAAGTCTTTTAGTTCCCCGTCAATGATAACATCAGTAACTCTTGTTATCTCATCGTTTAAACGTTCTGTCAAGTATTCAGTAAAACTATAATCACTAGGCTTCATTAATTTTTTAATCCTGATCGAGTAGTTTATCAGCTATCTTTCTTCCCAATTCAGCAGCCTTGGTTCTTTCCTGTGCAGACACTTTGGCAATTTCTGCACCAATCCTAGCGCCTTCCCTTTCGTTCTCTGCATCAATTTTAATTCTTTCCAGTTCATCCTTCATGGTTGCTTTTTGCATATCAGCAGCAATCTTGGCTTCATCAATGGATGCTTTAGATTCGGCAGATTGTTGCTTGATTTCAAGTTCCTGCTTTTGCATTTGCAATACTGGATCTTCCATTTGTTCTTGATATTGTTCTTGTTGTGCTTCTTGTTGATTTTTGCCAAGTAATTGTTCTGCTGCTGCGGCAACAAGAGCAGAAAGCCTTTCTTCCAGTTCAGGAGGCAGCGGCTCACCAACAGGAGGCAACTCTGTACCCAATTCTTGCTCTATTTGTTTCCTGTATTCAAAACCTAAATGCTCAACTATATGCGCACTCAATGCTGCTTGCATTGCATCAGCGTTTGGTGCTTTGGAAGCCACTTCCTGTACCTTGGGATCTTGTATCATAGACATATGAACTGTTATATGTGCAGTTTGATCCTGATATTGGAAGGCTTTAACTGGTTTTCCGTTCAATATGTCCATGTTCTCCGAAACTGGGTCTGTTGGTTCGATGTCATCCTCCAATGGAATGATGTCATCTGGATCACGGATGCCCAATACCTCCAACATCTGCCTATGAAGCTTCGGCATGTCGTACATTTGCGGTGCAGTCTGTGCTAATTGCAAAGCAGCCTGATATTGCATGATTCTTTGTGCCATTGTTGCTGCATTTGGGTCTGAAACCGGAATTATGTCCACCCTATCATCAAAATCACTCACTTTTATGGTCTGATCGCCATCAATTTCGTATTCATAGGCTTCCGGCATGTAATCTTTGATGATTTCGGACAAAATACGCAATTCATGGCGCATTGAGGCGTGTAATCGGGACTGAATCGCACTCATTACCTTCATATTGCGCTCCAAGAGGGCTAATGTAGTGCCAACTGGAGCCTGATTGTTCATATCCGACACTTTTAGGTCGGTAATGGAAGCAAACCTTCGACCTTCTTCCACAATATTTCCCAATAATTGGTATAAAGTAGCTGAAGGTTCCTTATATGGAAGGAAAGTTATGTTATCCCTGATGCTTCCGCCCGGAACATCAACGTCCCTGAACTCGCCCGGAAATATTGGAGTGTCATCACCCTTGATTCGCAAGCCTCTGGTCTTTAAACCGCCCGGAAGATTGGATAAAGTGCCCGCATCAACCAATTGCCTAAGCAAAGAAGTGGCTGACTTAGCCAAACCACCGACCATATGTATCAATCCGAATCCATAAAAGCCAAGTCCCGGCATATATTGGTAATGAACAAAGTGTTGCCTGCGCATTTTTTGCGGATCATCCGGCATATAGTTACGCCTTATTGACAAAACTGTTCCAGAACCCTTGTCAAGCGTTACCACATAGGGCAATGCAATACCTGTTTCTTTACCTTCCTCAGAATCTTCAAAACCTTTAAGGTCAAGATCAACATGCATTTCAAGCAAGGTATGAATTCCATCCTTGCTATATGTATTCATTTCATATTCGTAGTTCGGGCTATCCCCAGTCAACTCGCCATATTTTTCCTTGACCTTATCTGAAACTGCATAAGAGGATTGGGGCAATTCCACATCACGATAAAAGTCTGCATGTTGCAATTTCATTATATCGTTAAGAGTCATTCGCATAACATGGGTTGCACGTGTTGCCGTACGCAAATCAGATGCACCATAACTGACAACAAAATCTTCAGCAGGAATAAACATGGAACAAGGTCTCTGCATGGTTATATCCCAATATATTTTTTTAAATGCAGAACCCGCCAATGGTAAACTGAAAAGCATTCTTTCGACCTCATTTCGATACTCGGTCATAATATCTGTAAGAAGATAATTCATGTAATTCTCAACGCGTCTGGATTGCTTTTCTTTTTCTTCTGTCATCTTACCGACAATGTTTGTCCTGACCGGACCGCTTGCTGGTAAAATTTCACTTATAGCTTGTGATTGGAAACGAATGACAGCTTCGGAAAGAAGGGGATGATAAACACCACAGGCTCCAGACCAAGGTTCTGTCCTTTCCTCAATCTTCAAACCTAGATTGTCCAATCCCTCTATATAGGTTCTTTCCCAGTCTCCTCTTGAATCCTTGTCTGATTGAAAAGCACCGATCAATTCATTTGCCAAATTATCTAAATCCCTTTCGTCAAGATGTTCTGCAAGGTTTGCATTGAAGTCAACTTCCTGACTTGCATTGGGATCAAAATCAATAATCATTCCACCATCGTCAGTTTCTATAGCAACTGCTTCAGGATTGACAATTGAAATATCTACGTTTTCTGCCATTGTTCAAATTTTAAATCAATTAATAGTAATCAGCAAACCTTTCTGTTAATTCCGTTTCTTGTTCGTCATGGCTCAGTGTAATAAAACCACCCTGCCTATACCGCAATAACGCCTGTGTTGAAGAGTCAACCAAATCATCGTGATCGCCAACAGGAAAAGAAGCAAACTGTTCCATAACTTCTTCTGCCCATCTTTTTGCAGGACACCAAACAGAACCGGAGGCAAATAAATCTGCAACCGCATTTACCCTAGCTATCTTATCATTTCCACGTGACGGAGTGAATTCCTGCACAGGTATTCCAATTTTTCTCAATTCAAAAATAAGAGG